TACCGCTGATGGGGTGAACGGCATTTATGTGTGGGGAATCCAGGTGGAAGCTCTTGCTTTCCCCACCTCCTACATCCCCACCGATGGAACTCCTGGAGGTATCCTCCGTGCAGCAGATGTAGCAAGTATTACGGGGAGTAATTTCAGTAGCTGGTATAACCAGAGTGAGGGGACGATTTTTGCAGAAGCAAAGATGTCATTTGCTCTTAGTCAAAGTAAATTCCCAGATATTTACACATCAGGTAGCTTCCCGAACCGATTATGGACGCTTTATTTTAATAACGGCATTAATCAACTAGTAGTTGGCGCTGATGCCCATTCTAGAAACCTGGAGACATTTACTTCTTCCCCACAGTCTTTCAAAGTTGCTCAAGCATTGTCCAACACATCACTAACATATAGTGCATCTAAAGATGGAGAAAATGTCTTAACAGGTTCACTTAGCAAAGCAATCACTAATACTTCCTCTATTAGTATAGGTGGTAATACTGTTGGTGCTGTTAAACACATCTCCCGCCTCACCTACTACCCAACCCGCCTTTCTGACACCATACTCCAGAATTTGACGTTATGACGATTAAACATCTTTATCCAGTTATTGAACCGTCGCTCAACCTGGACTTTGCTAACAGCAAGAAGTTAGATCCACGGATTACTTTTACCCGTGGGTCCATTGGTACATACGTTGGAGATGATGGTCTTATTAAGACTGCTGCACAACATGAGGCACGGTTTGATCATGACAGTGATGGGAATAGCTTGGGGTTGTTGGTGGAGGAAAGCCGCGTCAACTATTTTGAGTGGTCTAACAGCGCAGTTGACGGAGGAACATGGAACAATGTTGGCGTTCATCTTGATCTTACCAGTGGTCAAGCTGATCCTGTAGGAGGAACAACGGCGATCAGGGCAAGTGATGCCAACAACAATACAAGTGGGACGCTTCTTCAAAGGACAAATCTTGCATCATTAACAACTGGTGCAACAATTTCTTATTCAATTTGGCTTAAACCGATTTCCTGTCCTAATAATATATTGTCACTTTTTGTATATGCAAACGGAACGACGGATTACATTAACGTTGGGTTTACAGTATCTGGAGAGCAAATAACAGGTATAACTGCTACAACTACAGGTGGCACTGGTGTTGTTATTGATTCTTCAGTCACTCCATATCCAAATGGATGGTATCGGTGTGTTTTGACTGGTATTCCTAGCACTGTAACAATGACAGATGTTAGAACACGTGTAAACCTTGGGAGTTACCAACGAGTACAAGGCACGGCAAGATTTGATTGGTATGGCGCCCAGCTAGAAGTCGGATCCTTCCCCACCAGCTACATCCCCACTTCCGGCTCCACCGTCACCCGCGCTGCTGATGTGGCGAGTATTAGTGGTGATAACTTCGGTGTGTTCAGGACAAACCTGCTGCGGTATTCGGAGGAGTTTGATCAGGCAAGTTGGACAAAAGGATCCAGTGTAACCATTTTAGAAAATGAAAGCTCCGCTCCAGACGGAACAATTACTGCGGATAAAATTGAGTCTGTTGGTACAACAATATCTGCTAATCAATTCGTCCAATTCTTGAATCCCGCTAGAGCAGTTGTTTCAGGAGATACATATATTTTTAGTGTCTATCTAAAAGCAGATGCGCCTACAACAACAAAAATTAGACTTGCAAATATTGGAGACGGTGACGGTTCGCTTGACGAAGTAAGTGTCACAACAGAGTGGCAGCGATTTGAAACTACCAGAACGTTTACCGGATCTTCTTCAAATATTCGATGCGTTATTAATTATCAAAATGACGCTGTCGCTGTCTATGCTTGGGGAGCCCAGTTAGAAGAAGGTTCAACCGCAACCGACTACATTAAATCGGATGTGAACTTTGTCTCTCGTGCATCGTCTGCTACTTATTACGATGCTAACGGTGTTATCCAGACTGCTGCAGTTGATGAAGCACGCACTGCTGCCTACCTCCCGGATGGCAACGGTAACTTCGTCAGTGCTGGTCCGCTGTTGCTGGAAGATGCGGGGACGAATTTGTTGACGTATAGCGAGGAGTTTGATGATGCGAGTTGGACTCTTACTCGCGCCACTATCTCAGCCAACGCAGCATCGGCTCCGAATGGAACCACAACGGCAGATGCGCTAATCACCAACACCGATAACAATACTCACCAAGTTCTTCAAACCTGCACCTACGCAGCCGGCGCCCATACGTTTTCTGTATTTTGCAAGCCAGCGGGCTACTCCAGGGTGCGTCTGCTTATGTTTGATGGAACTGCCACGTCAGGCGTTATCTACAACGTCAGCAATGGCGAGTTTATATCATCTTCTGGAACCGTTACGGCTCACTCCTCCACCGCGCTAGTTAATGGCTGGCGTCGAATTTCAGTCACCATTACTGCGGCTGGAGGAGCTGGAAACGTAAGCATTCGGCCTGTCAACGATTCTAACGCCGATAACTTTGCCGGAGACGGCACCAGCGGCATCTACATCTGGGGCGCCCAACTCGAAACCGGCTCCTACGCCACCTCCTACATCCCCACCACCAGTTCTACTGCCACCCGAGCAGCGGATGTAAGCACGTCAGCCACGGCATCGGTGTTTGAAAGCGATTGGTATCGGCAGGATGAGGGGACGGTGTTTGCTGAAGCAGCTACTCAATTATCAGGCACTGGGCACGTTTTAACTGGTTTCTCAACAGGATCTTTTGCTAGTTCTGCCTACCTTGTTAAAAACGGTAGCAATTTAATTGAAGCCGCGCCAAACGCTTCACCTTCTAATCTTGGTATTCAACTGCAAAGTGTTACAAATAACACTTTATTCAAATCGTCCTTGGCTTTTACTGCTAGCACAGGTTCTGCATCAGCCGCAATGAATGCAGGAACGGTTGGAACCGATGCTTCTACGGGCATCCCGACAACAATGTCTCAAATGAGCATTGGAAGTGCACCTTGGAATTTTAGTACTCAATGGAACGGCACCATCCGCCGCCTCACCTACTACCCCCAGCGTCTTCCTGATGCTACACTACAAGCACTAACCCTTTAAACCATATGACTACTACTTACCTTCGTTTCCCCTCTGAAGAAGTGTGGAAACAAGCTGCTCAAGCAGTTGGCATCCTTAATGTCGTTAACGTAGGCACTGAAGAAGAGCCTGATCTTCAAGAACAATGGAGTTACTACACCCACGAGTGGGCATGTGATGAAGTTGGTACCATTTATAACGACGATGGTGTCTATAACCAAGAAACTGGGGAGGTAATTACTCCCCCTACTCCTATGGACGGCTGGCACGTCAACTTTAAAACCGACAAAGACATTGACTGGAGCGGTTTCCCCGTTCACCCCCAAACCCCTTACCGCAAATTTGCTGGAGAATAACAATGATCACCCTTATCCGTCCAATTCTTTTTTCTTTTCTTCAATCTCAAAGTGTCAAACTACTTATCGTAGATCTGCTTGCTAAACTAGCTGAGTCTACTGATAACGACATTGATGACAAAGCGGTTGAATTTGTTCGTAACGGTCTTTTTCCGAATAAGCAATGATTGAAGCAGTAGTATCTGCTACCGTAGCTGCATTAGCAGCAGGAGCAGCACTTACAAATAGACTACACAACAGAATAACAGAATTAGATACACGTGTTGACGCTTTTGAATTACGGATTGCAACCAGTTATGTTCCACAAGAACAGTTTGGTGAAGCAATTACTAAAATGGAAGCACATATGATCCGCATTGAAAACAAACTTGACCAAATGTTACTTAAGAACAGTTAATTATGACTATTCCCGCAGGTCGTTATCCTATTTTTAGCGATTTTGATACAGATAATGTAACGTTTACTGGTACAACTACTATCGCTACTGGTGTAGTTACTGGTAATGTACATTTCTCCAACCTACCAGGACCTTTTGGTAATGATCAAACTGCTGCCACTAATGGTGTGTTGGTTGGTCAACTTTATTATGATGGTAATGGTCATGTTAAAGTAAGGGTGTCTTGATGAAAAAGAAAGCAACCGAAGACCAGTTCAACGAGTTGCATAATCTAGTTACGAAGGAGTTCCTCGCCCGTATTAAATCGGGTGAGGCAACTACTCAAGACTTGAAAGCCGCTTGTGACTGGCTAGCAAAAAATGACATTAGTGGTGTTGCATATGAAGGTAACCCGCTTGATAAATTGGCAAATGTAATGCCTACTATTGACCCAGAAATGGTACAAAGGAGGTTATATGGCACCCCGTCGCGTTAAAAATCCAAGTAAAACTGCTAAATATTACAGGGAAAACCGTGAAGCTTACTTAAAAAAACTAGCTAAACAATCTAAAGAAAACGGTAAACCCTCTAATAAAGAATATCGTCGTAAACTTGCAATGAAACGACGTGAAGCTGGTTTGATGGGTAAAGGTGGTAAAGATATGTGTCACCAATCAAACGGTAAAATTAAACCTTGCAATGCTAAAAAGAACCGAGCTAAAGGGGGCGGTCAAAAACGATGACCCCACTCTTCCCTACGCCTGATCATTATTTACAAAATTTAATTACCATGACAAGTCCCGAAGCTAAAAGGCTCTGGAGAAGAGCCATTAAAGAGCACTTCAATTGTCACTGTGTATATTGTGGAGAACATTATGAATTACATGAACTTACTTTGGACCACGTTCACCCTCGGTGTTCTGGTGGAGAAGATCTTACAAGTAACCTCGTACCATCTTGCGTACGCTGTAATCAGGCAAAGGGAAGCAACAACTGGTTAGTTTGGATGCGTAAAACTTTTGGACTAACCGATAGAGAACATCTTATTTTATCCCATATTAAATAAACAAATGGCTAACAATCGCGATCCCCGTAAAAAAGCACGCATTAACCGTAACCGTAATCGTCTTACTTCTTCTTCTAATCGTGCGGCACGATCTCGTGCTTCTGCTGCTGATACTCCTCGTCCTACTTCTTCTGCTAACCGCTCTAGTCGCACCTCTGGTCGTGCTGTAGTCACTCAAAGCGGTGCCCGAGGACAACGACGTGGAGCACAAGGACCACGTAATCCTCCCGTGCAAGGTCCATCTCGTCGTACCCCTAACGCTGTTGCTGGTGATACTGGACGCACGGGTGGTACTAACAAATATGGTACAAAACAACCTACTGGTCCTCAAACTCCTACTCCTCGCGCTAATCCTCGTACTGTTGGTGGTAATTTGCTGAGACGGGGTATTCAACAAGGTGTTAAACAAGGTGTTAAGGCTGGTTCAGGTAGTCTTCTTGCTGGTGCCGCTAAGCCTCTTGCTGGTGCTGCTGCACTGTTGGCTCTTACTGAAGGTCTTTTTCCCCGTAGAACTGGTATTGGTACTCTTCAAAATCAACCTGTTCGTCCTAATAACCAAAAACCTAAACCTAAATCTACGCCTGCTCCAAAACCTAAAAACACTCAACTTTCAGCAGGTGCTAGGTCTTTTGATAAAGCATTTGCTGCTGCTCGTAAAGCAGGTAAATCAACTTTTACTTGGCGTGGTAGATCTTATAACACCAAATATAAAGGCGAATGAATTTAACTGACGCTATTAAAAATACTGTTCAACGGTATAACAACAAAAAAAGGTTAAAAATTAGTGGTTCATTAAAACCTATTGCAGATACTCTTATTGATTTATTGGTTCCAAACACTTCTAAACGAATAGAAGAACGTCGCCGTAAGCTTAAAATGATTCCTAAAGAAACCCCTAACGGTAAACCTATTAGGGATGAACTAACCGTTCCTTCATTGCGTCGTCCATATTACCCAAGTCGTGAAGAACGGAACCGAATTTATGAACTTTGAAGAACGACTAGCTTTATTTAAAGAAATTTTTAAAGCAAAACCAGGCTCAATTAAAGCCAAAAAAATTTTACAAAGTTTGCAACAGTATCAACCTACTACACAACGTGGAAAAATTGTTGTAAATAATCCTCAAGTAGGAATTAGAGCTAGTTTAAGTCCTAATAACTCTGGAAATTATGAAATAGGATTTTCAGGAAGACAAGGGTTAAGACTTAAAACAAAAGGTGCTGCTTTAGGTTCGCCTCAAAATTTAGGTGAAAGAGCTGCTTTAAATCAACTTCTTAATGAATTACCACCTAAAAGTAATTATAATTTTGAAGCTATTAGAGAAGTTGATGAAAAACCTGGACGTAACAAACGTGCTTCTACCTATCGTCGTTATACTAAAGGGGCTATGAATGCTTATGGTAAATGGGCTCCTTGGGGTGAAGAATATTGGCAGGGTCATGGTAGACGTATAGATCAAGAGCGTTGGCAAGCAAAAGATTCTAAAGGTCGTTACACTAAAGCAGTTAAATTTAACCCAGTTACTGCCGATAACGTGCTTAATAAGTTAGGTCAATTAAGCGCTACTACTATGCGGTCTATTTATCGTGCTAATCCTTATGTACAAGGGGCTTTAACTGCTGACGATATTCTTAAAATTTATACAGGTAAAGGCGTTATTGATTATCAAAAAGAACAATTAGGAAAAACTTTTAAAAAACAACCAGATATTAATTTGGGACCCATTCTACCTTTTTAATATATGACAACCCTTGATTTGCTCAAGGATGATTTCAAGCTGTTTCTACAAGCCTTGTGGGGACAGCTTGATCTCCCTCCTCCTACACGAGCACAATATGCAATTGCTGATTACTTACAACACGGTCCCAAGCGTCTACAAATCCAAGCCTTCCGGGGCGTTGGAAAATCCTGGATTACTGGTGCTTTTGTTCTTTGGACTTTGTTTAACGATGCTGAGAAAAAGATAATGATTATCTCTGCCTCTAAAGAACGGGCAGATAACATGTCTATTTTTCTTCAAAAACTTATTATTGAAACACCTTGGCTTAATCACCTTAAACCTAAATCTGATGATGCACGATGGGCACGAATATCGTTTGACGTTAACTGCTCACCTCACCAAGCTCCTTCGGTTAAGTCTGTTGGTATTACTGGTCAACTTACTGGTAGTCGCGCAGATCTCATGATTCTTGACGACATTGAAGTCCCTGGCAACAGTATGACTGAGCTTATGAGAGAAAAGTTACTTCAACTCTGTACAGAAGCTGAATCTATCTTGACTCCTAAGCCTGATTCACGTATTATGTATCTTGGTACTCCTCAGACAACGTTTACTATCTATCGTAAGCTAGCTGAGAGGTCCTACAAGCCCTTTGTTTGGACTGCTAGGTACCCTAGAGCCATTAACAAATATGAAGGGCTTCTAGCGCCTCAGCTGGTGGCTGATCTTGATAATGGTGCTGAACCTTGGGCTGTAACAGATCCTGACCGCTTTGATAACAATGACCTCCTCGAACGTGAAGCCTCTATGGGGCGTAGCAACTTTATGTTGCAGTTCATGCTTGACACTAGCCTTAGTGATGCCGAAAAGTTCCCCCTTAAATGTGCAGACCTCATCATTACAGCCGTCAATCCCAGTACTGCCCCCGAATCAGTCGTGTGGTGCTCAGACCCTGCTAACGTCATCAAAGACCTCCCCACTGTTGGTTTACCTGGAGATTATTTCTACTCTCCAATGCAGCTCCAAGGAAACTGGAATCCCTACACAGAAACAATCTGCAGTATTGATCCGTCGGGTCGTGGCTCAGATGAGACAGCAGCAGCTTTTATCTCACAACGAAACGGTTTCCTGTACTTGCACGAAATGCGTGCTTACCAAGATGGATACTCAGACAAAACGCTTCTGGACATTCTAAAAGGATGTAAAAAATATGGAGTTTCTAAACTTCTTATTGAAACTAACTTTGGTGATGGTATTGTTGCAGAACTTTTTCGTAAACACCTACAACAAACTAAACAATCCGTTGATATTGAAGAGGTGCGTGCCAACGTACGAAAAGAA